CACCGCGGCGATGAACCCCCCTGGGTTCGGTGGGGTCACGTCGGCGTCGTTGCGGACCCTGGCGGCGATCACATGCGTACCGGCGGACATCTCCAGCTCGACGTACTTGCCGGTCGTGAACGAGTTGAAGGCCGCCATCTCGGCGCCGTCGACATACAGCCGGCCACCGAAGTCGAACGCACAGAACACCCGGACCGTCGCCGCGTCAGCGAGGGTGAACTCCCTACGGAACAGGCACACCCCCGCCGGAGCGTTGTTGCTGTTGACCGTCGCCAGGTTCGCCCAGATCCAGTAGCCGGTCGTGTCCGGCCAGATCCACGGCAACGGGGCACGCCACGTCGCGTAGTCCCGCTGCCGGTTGACCAGCTTCGCGGACGGCCACGCCGTCGAATCGAAATCCGGGGCGACCCACGAGAACGTGCGGACGTCCTCGATCGGCAACGACCCGAGCCCACGCGACGGGTACACCACCGCCTGGTCCAGCAGGGCCAGGACCCCGCGCCCGGAGATCGTCACGGTCTGTTCGGCCGACTCGCCAGGGTCAAGGGCAACGTGGTCGATGCCCTCCACGACGCCGAGGAACACGGCGGTCCCGTTGAGGGTGAACGTGACCAGGTCGTCGAAGTCGACGCCGGCGAAATCGGTGCGGAGCATGCTGAACGAGAATGAGCCGGTGTCGGCGAGCTGCTCTTCGAACGACCGGTCGAAGGTGAGGGCCAGCGGGGTCCCGTTGACCAGCACGTCGAGGCCAGCGGTCGCGTCGGCCTCAAGCAGCGATACCGGGGCGTACTGGGCTCCGACGTCGAGGAACGGCGCCCCGTGCGACTGAGGCTGAGCGGTGATCGTCCCGTAGAGGGTGGCGGCGTCCCGGTGCGGGGCGAGCGTGGACTGAGCCACGTCAGGTCACCGCGAAGATGCCCGGAGCGTTCCAGATGATCGTGATGGCCGTGCCGTCCGTCGCGATGGAGATCGCGGACCCGGCCGAGTCCTCGTTCCAGTAGTAGATCAGCGGCGACGTCGACGGCGTGCCGGTGTCGTAGAACAGCCAGAACTGCGTGATCGTCGAACCGACCGCGGGTGAGCCGAGGACCAGGTCGGTCGCGTCGAACGTCCCTCCCGTGGTCGTCTTCCCCGCCAGGTTGCCGGAGAGCTGCACGACGTTGGTGACGTCGTTGTAGAAGTCGTGGGCCGAGCTGTAGGTGTACGACGCGGACATGCCGGCGACCTTGATGTTCACCGACGACAGGTCGGGGGCCGCTGAGGTGAGGAGCGACGCCGCGTAGGTCGGTGCGAGGGCCTTGGTCATGCCGTTCCTTTGCTAGGGCGCGGTGAGAACACCCGAGGGGACCCTGACGTGGGTGAGGATGGTGGCGGACTGGGGGCCGGTGCGCCGCTGGGCGTACTCGACCACCTGCATCGTCCCCTCGAACACCCCGCCCTCGAGGTGCAGCTCGAGGGCATGTTCACCGCCAGTGGTGAACAGGTCCCGGTAGAACTCCAGATTGTCGGCGACCCCGGCGATGGGTTCCTGCGGGGTGCCGGTGGGGTCGGTGGTCCCGGCGACGAACCATACGAGCGTCTCCTCGAGTTCGTCGCGGACCGGGTCGGTTGCCCGCTGGCCGGGGGCGCCGGGCATGACCCGGTTCCCTCCCCTGGTGGCGAGGTTTCGGAGAACGCCGAGGTCCTCGCAGACGATCGGGCCATCGAGCGTCTCGCCGTCGAAGATCAAGTACTCGCTCATACGCCAGCCTCAAGAGCGAGGCGTCGGAGCTTGAACTGGACGGACCCGGCGGCCTGCTGTGGTGACGGGGAGACGACAGTGAACTGAGGCCGCCACGTCTTCGAGTAGTCCCGGTGGTCGTAGGACGCCCCGGCCGCCCCGGCCCCCGTGGGGGCGGACAACCCGGCACCGGTCGAACCGGCGAACATCGAACCGGCCATCTGCATCGACTCGGCGTGGGGGAACACCCGGCTGGGCGACCCGAGGTTGACAAGCTCCGGGCCTTCTTCACCGACCCAGGTGAGACCTTGACGAACGCCGCCTGTCGCGGCACGGCTGGCGGCGATCGCCCGGACCACGAACTTCTCCGACTGCGCGACATCCGCCGAGTACGGGTTCAGTTCGATCTGCCGGCTGAGGTTACGGACCGCCGCGGTGATCAGGTCGATGGCCCCGGCGGTCTCCGCGGCGTTGGTGTAGAAGTTGACGGCCCGGTCCCCGGCCAGGACGTCGGCCTTCCCCGCCGCGGCGTCGAACTGGATGCCCATCGCGTAGGCCTGCTCGGCGGTGATGAGCCCCTGGTCCGTCCATTCCAGGAGCATCCCCTTGGCCGCTTCGACGTCGACCGTGCCGTCCGCGATGGCCCCGGCGAGGGTCATCGCCGCGACCTCCAGGTCGAGCGCCGACTCGGCGGCGGCCTGGTTCATGGCGGCGAGTTCCTCCGCGGTGACCGCCGCGTCGCCCTGGACCTCCCCGAGCCGCTCGCGGGCGTCGGCGAGGCGTTCCTCGGCGGCAGCGATCCCTTCGGCGTTGTCCGGTGTGTCCCGCGCGTCTCGGAGGTCGGCTTCGGCGTCGGCGACCGCTTCGGTTGCCTCCGCGACCGCCTTGGCGCCTTCGGCCCTGGCCTCGGCTTCTGCGGCCAGCGCTTCCCGGTTGGCTTCGAGGGCGTCGAGCATCCCGAACAGCGGGTCGATGCTGGCCCGGTAGGCGTCCATCAGGTCCTGGAACTCGTCGCGGGCCCGTTCGGCTTCGTCGGCGTTCAACCCGAGTTCGCTGGCGACGGAACCGATCTTCGGGGCGGCCCGCTCGGCTTCATCGCCTGTGCCGCCGAGGAGCCGGCCGAGGCGCTCCGCCTCCGTCGCGCCGCCTTGCGCGGCCGTTCGGATCCCGTCCATCCCGAACATCGCCAACGCCATTGCGTCCCTGCTGACACCCGCGGCCTCGGCGCCGTCGAGCAGGTCCTGCTTGAACGTCTCGAAGTCGGCGTCGGAACCGGCAACCGCAGCGGCGAGTTCCTCGACGGTTGTGCCGGTGGCGTCGAGCAGCTCGGACAGACCCGAGGACTCCGAGACAAGAGTCGAAAGCTGGTTGGCGGTGCCCTCACCGACGCTGCCGGCCTCGCGGATCGCGTCGGCGAAGCTCTTGACCTGATCCTCCGCCTCTTCGGACTTCCGTGCGTTCTCGCCGAGAGCGAACGAGACCGCACCGATGGCCACCGCGGCGGCTGCTAGCCAAGGCAACGCCGCGTTGGCCGCGGCACCCGCGGCGCCCATCCCCTGAAGCGCCGCGCGCATCCTCTGGATGTGGGGGATCACCGCCGCGAGCCCAGCGACCCCGGCGGACACACCAGCGATCCCGACACCAGCGATCTTCAGCGGATCAGGGAGATCGGCGAACCCGCGGGCCATGTTCCCAGCCGCCTCCGCACCCGACGCCAACGCCGGGAGGAGAGTCCCACCGATGTCGATCCCAAGGTCGACGATGTTGTTGCGGGCGATCTCCATCTTCGCGGCGGTCGTGTCGTACCGCTTCTCCGCTTCGGTCTGCAGTGCGTTGTTCGCTTCCCACGCCGCGCGGCCCTGGTCGATCGACTGCGCTAGCAGTTCGCCCGCCCCGGCGGTCGAACGGAGAGCGTTCATCAGCCGCGAGTCGGTCAGTTCCAGTTCCTGGAACACGCCGGTTGTCGACTCGCCCGAGTCGATCATCCGGCCAAGACCCATCACGAACTCGTTGATCGCCGTCGCCGGGTCCTCACGGAACGACGCCGCGAAGTCCTCGGCCGTGGTCCCAGCGACACGGGCGAACGTGTCGAGCTTGTCCGACCCGTCGAGCACCGCGTCGGAGACGGTCGTGAACACCTTCGACAGCGCCGTACCACCGGCCTCTGCCTCGACGCCGACCGACGCGAGGGTCGAACCGAAAGCGAAGATGTCAGCCTCGGACAGGCCGGCGATCTTCCCTGCGGCAGCGAGCCGATTCGCCAGCTCGAGGATCTCCGCTTCGGTCGAGGCGCCGTTGTTGCCCAGCTCGACGAGGGTCGAACCCATCCGGTCAAAGTCGCCTTGGGCGGTGCCCATGATGTTGCCGATCTGGGCGAACGACGTGGCGGCCTGGTCGGCGGTGACGTTGGTCGTCTCGCCGAGGTCGATCATCGTCCGGGTGAAGCCCTCGATCGCTGACCGCTGGATACCGAGAGCCCCAGCGGCTTCGGCAACCCCGGCGATCTCGGCGTGCGTCGCGGGCAGCTCCGACGCGAGGTCCCGGAGGCCCCCTTCAAGCTCGGCCATCTGGGCTTCGGTCCCGTCGACGGTCTTGGTGACCCCGGCCCACGCCGACTCCCAGTCCATCGCCGCCTTCGCCGCGAGGCCGAGGCCGGCGGCGATCCCGATCGCCGCGATCCCGGCGGCCCGGCCGACCTTGTCGATGTCCTCCTGGGCGGCCTTGCCGTGCCCGGAGATGTCCCGCCCGAAGTCCTTGGTGGCCTGCGAGGCTTTCGCCATCGCGGCGGTGTACTGGCCGATCTCGGCGCGGAGACGGACGACGACGGAACGATCAGCCACGCGCCCTCCTCAATCAGTCTCGTAGATGCGTCGGCGGGCACCGGCCATGTCGCCCTTGTCCTCGCGGTAGGACCGTTCGGTTCGGTCCCCCGCAGCGCACGCATGGCAGGCCACGATCTCGGCGTCGTAGGCGTCGTCGGCGCCGATGCGGGTCGTCTCGTCGAGAGGGAACCCGCATCCCCGGCAGGTGTTGGCCTGCTCCGTCTGCCAGTCCAGGGCGGCGGCCATGTCGTCCTCGGTGAAGTCCTCGTCGAAGACCGTCACCGACCGGACCATGCGTCCCTGGTCGTCGTGTACGTGGGTCGTTACTGCGCGCCGCTGCCGGCCAAGGAACCGTCCTCGGGGGATCCCTCGTCTAGCGGCGTAGTCGAGGAGGTTCCGTTCGCTTGGAGAAGCTCGGTAGCGGCCAGCAGTTTTGGGGCGGGAATCCCGGTGACGTTGAGGCCGAGGATCGCCAACCAGAGCTTGTTCCACTCACCTGATGGGAGCACCCCGGCGAGCTGGCCCGCCTGTTCGACCGTCATGGCCGGGTCCTTCGTGCACGCGGCGACGACCGCTACCGGGAACCGCTTCGGATCGTGGTCCTGGCCGGCCCGACGTTCCTCCTTGGACGGCGGATGCGCGGCCAACAGGTCCGCCCATCGCTGCCTCGACACCGACGCCACCGTGAAGGTGACGGTCGCCGCTTCCATCTCGGCTTCTATCGCGACTACCGCCCCCGCGGCTTCTCGGGTAGCCGGGCTCCCCGCCAGCGAGTCGTCGCCTTCGGTCGCCGCTCCGAGCGCGACGACCGCCTCTTGGTGTCTGGCGACGAGATCGCCACGGGCGCAGATCCGAACCTTCTCGGTGCGGGGCTGCGCCGTGGCGATGAGTTCGTCGATGTTCAAGCGACGACAGCGTGCAGGTTCGGCTGCTCGGTGATCGCGAACTTCACCGTCGCGGTCGCCTGCGCGTTCGCGGCGGTGTTGTTCGGGATCGGCTCATGGGCCTGCGCTGGGTACACCTCGACGTCCTGCGCTGCGGCGTACGCGGTGGTGTACGCGAGCCCGCGGCGCACGACCAGGAACCCGACTGCGCCCCACTCGAACAGATCCCACGCGGTGTCCGCAGCGTTGTCGCGCTTGAACGTGAGGGACGGGTCACCGGACCACGAACCGACGAGCTGCGAGTCGAACGTCTCGGCGAGGGACGTGTTCTCCACGTTGTTCTGCGTGAGGCTGATCGCCAGGCCGTCCTTCGTGATCAGCTCGGTGATGTCGGTGCCGGCGGTGAGCTGCACCGCGGTCGGGGCGGAGACGCTGGAGAGCGTCACGACCCAGGACACCTTGGTCATGCCTTCATGGATGTATGCGGACATTGCGTGGTCCTCCTAGGACGCTCGGTACTGCGGGGTTGTGGCCCCAGGGAGGGCCGGCGGGGTCAGGACTTGGCGGGCGGGTCGGTCTTGGGTTGCTCGGCCTTCGGGGCGACCTTCCACCCTTGGGCCTTCCACACCTCGAGCGACCGCTTCGGGACGGTGGCGGTGTTCCCGCCGTCCTTCTCGGGCAGGTCGGGGTGGACGATGACGACGGTCTCGGGCATTTGGGTTCTCCTAGGTGGGGACGGTTGAGAGTCGGTAGCGGACGGTGGCGATGAACACGGGCGGTTCGACGTCGAGGTCGGGGCGGACCTGCCCGCCGTCTTCCTGCACGATCTGGAGCACCGACCGGCCGGCGATAGCGACAGTCAGGAGCGCCGGTTCGGTCTCGTCGACGAGCCACCGCACACCCGCGGCGACGCGACCGACGCAGGTGATCTGGTAGGCGATGTCAGCGTCGATGAACGGGTCACCGAGGTTCCCGTCCCGGATCCCGCCGATCGGGTAGACGATCATGTAGTCGGGGCCGGTGCGCCTCTGCACACCTTCGAGCGCCCCTGGGGGTGCCTCAGCGAAGCCCACGGGCTTGCCGATGGTTTCCAACGCCTCGATCACCGCGAGGTCATGGGGGAGCAGCGCGACGGTGGAGGGCATCAGATGTCCTCGGCGAGGAACCGTTCGACGTTGGGGCCTTCGATGTCGAGCGCCGGGCCGAGGTGGGCGTGCGGCGGGTTCTTCGAGGTCCCGTACTCCAAGATGTTCCCGAGCGCCCCTTGCACACGTTCCTTGTCGGGGCCGATGACCGCCTCGAACGCGGTGCCCCGCCAGGACACGTCGAAGCTGATCGACTGGGGGTAGTGGGGGGCGTGGGCCAGGCCGGTGATGAACCGGCGCGCGTTGTTGGCGACGTTCACTGCCCCTTTGGTGACCACCTTGGCCGCTGTCCGCTGCGCCTTCCGTGGTGCGTCGGTCAGGTCGAAGATCAGCTCGTTGAGCCCGTCGACTTCGGCGGTCACAGGTCGGTCTCCTCGACGGGGAGGCGCCGGGCGGTGGCGAACGTCTTCGCGAACGGGCCGGCGACCCGGTAGATCCGCCCCACCAGGTCCGAGTCAAGAGCAGATGCGGTGCAGGTGACGAGGTCGTCGACCTCGACGTCGTCGACGGCCATCGGGACCTTGACGACAAGCCGGGAGATCGTGGCGACCGCCCCGCCGACCTCAGGGGTGCCCGAAGTGAGGGCGTCGTTGATCTTGAACTCGCAGATCCCCGAGTAGATCGTCGACGAGGCCGCTTCGGTGTAGTCGCCGGTCTCGGGGTCGAAGCCGGGAGCGCCGCCCCCTCTGGTGATGGTGCAGGTGTCGATCATGCGGGCTTCCGCCGCGGCCCTGCCTTCGAGGGTGATCGAGGTGGCGGTCACACCAGCGCCTTGATCCGGTACGGGTCGAGCATCGCCTGCACCGACAGGGACATGCCGACGCTCGATGAGCCGGCGTAGGTGACGGTCCGCCGGTAGTCGTCGATCGCCTCGGTCTCCGACGACACACCGGAGGTGACCGGGGTGGAGATGCCGTTGGCGAGTTCGACGCAGGCCATGACGATCGCGTACGGGATCGTCTCGTAGCCGTGGTCATAGGTGACCTCGATCGACGTCGACCACGAACCGTCCAGTTCGAGGACCCCGGAGGATCGGAGGGTGTGATCGACCGCATCGCCGTCGGAGGTCACTGACGCGACGGCGACAACCGGCAGCTCGGGGAGCAACACTCGATGGTTGCAGGGGTACAGGGTCACCACGTCGTCTTCGACGAGGAAGATGGTCTGCCCCGTGTAGTTCTGGATGAGCGACGTGGCGACATCGAGCGCGAACCCGAGTCGGGCCAGATCCGCCCCCGAAGGAGACGACTGCGAGTAGACCGCGAGCTGGTCGATGGATGCGAAGGTCGCCACTGTTCTCCTTGTCCGTCGCCGGGGCGGCACCCGAAGGCACCGCCCCGGTGAGGGCCTACTTGTTGGCGCCTGGCTTCTGGGCCTTGTTGGCGCCGGGTTGCTGAGCCTTCGCTTCGACGGGCTTGTCCGCCTTGGCTTCGGCCGGCTTCTTCGCTGCGGCCTCTTCGACGTGGCTGCCCAGGCCGGCGGCGTCGATCTGCTGCTTGCTGGCAGCAAACGACTGGCCGGCGGCGTAGAGCTTCCCGTCGAACTTGACCTGTGTGCCTTCGTTGACCTTCCACTGAGCCATGACGGCCTCCTTAGGGGGTCTGCAGGGCGGTGATGGCGTGGAACGCCGAAGGCCGGTAGACGGCCAGGGCGAGGCGCTGCTCCGCTCGGATGGCGGTCAGGTTCTTCTGGAAGAAGTCGTCGTGGGAGTTGCTGGCCTCCACGGTCAGACCGTTCCGGTAGAACACCTGCGCCATCGTCCCGAACGCACCGACGAGCGCCGTGTTGGCGGTGATCGCCGAGGTGACGACCACGGGGAGTCCCCACGCCGTCTCGCCGGTCATGATGCCGTTGCCGTAGGCGCCGATCATCGGGCCACCGCCGAGGTACTGGCCGGCACTGTCCTTCGCGAGGCGAAGCGCCGCCCAGTTGGTCGGGTGCATGACGATCCCGTCCGGTTCCACCAAGGCGTTGACCCGGATGTTCGTGATCGCCCGGTACAGGGCGTTGGCGATCGTCGTCGACCCGGCGGTCTCACCGGTGAGCACACCGAGGGCGGAACGGGTGCCGGTCTGCAGGCCGGACCGATCCAGGATCCCGGAGATGTTCGGGGCGGTGCCGTCACCGAGCAGGAGGTTTGACTCTTCGGCGTGCTGGACGAACAGGCGAAGCCGGTTGTCCAGGTAGGACCGGAGCTGCGCCACGTCCTCGAGCATCTCGTCCGAGACGGGGAGGAAGGTGGCGACCTTCCTGACCGGCTCGTCGACCTGCGTGAAGGTGATCGTCGACTCGGGCTTGGCGGCGCCTTCATCCACCGCGGCGGCGGCGTTGGTGTTCGTGGTCTCCTGCAGGTAGCGGACGGTGGCGCTGTCCGTAGTGCCCTGCGCGAGGAGATCGGCGACCGTCAGCCGGCGGAGCGCTACCGCCGCGGCCTCACGGATCCCACCGATGGTGTCGACCTGGGTGATCGGGGAAGCCGTCGACGTGATGGTGGCCTTGGTGCCACCGACGAAGTCGGGGATCTCGATCGGGCCGGAAGTCCAGCGGCCGGTCATCGAACCGGTCTTGAACCCGGCCGACAGGCCCTTGTAGGCGTCGGACTTCACGAACGCGTCACCGAGAGACGTCGACCCCGCTGGAGCCTCGGACGGCGGCTGGTTGACCGGGCCGCGCTGGCTCTCGATGGCGTCGAGGATCTTCTGGTTGTCGTCCATGTCCTGAATGCGGGACTTGAACTGCTGGGCCTCGGCGAGAAGCCCTTCGACGGACTTGCGCTCGTCGGGGGTGAGGGACCGGGCCGCGTCGGACGCGGCGTCGGTGATGGCGGTGGCGTCGGCGAGCTTCTTGTCTGCCTCTGCCTTGAGGAAGTCCTTGGCGGACTGCATGGTCATTGCTCCTTGAGGATTCGGAGTTGAGTGAGGATGTCCGCGTCCGGTTCGCTCGCCTTGCCAAGGGCCTCGGCTTCGATGGACTTGGGTTCTGCCGCCGTGTCGGCGGAGATCAGGGAGGCCAACAGGTCGATGGCCTGAGAGATCGCTGAGCGCGTTTCCTTCGAGAGGCGGGCGCCGGCCTTCTCGTCGGCGTCGAGCTGCGCGGCCAGGAGGACTTCGCACCGCTTCACTGCGGCGTGGTCCTCGGCGCTCAACGCTTCGACGAGCGGCTTCCCGGCCTTCGCTTCGACCTGGGACCACGACTTCACCGCGAGGAGCTGAGTCGCGGGGTTCATGCCCTTAAGGGTCGGGCCGACCTCGATCAGGTCCAGTTCACGCAGCTCGTAGACGCCATCTTTCTGTTCGGCGTCGACGATGTTGTAACCGAAGGACATCTCCTTGACGCGCCGTTCCGAGAGGAGTCGGTGGACCTGCGCGGCGAAGGCGTTGTCGGTGTCGATGCGTCCCTTGACCTTGAGTCCCTCTTCGGTCTCTTCGGCGGAGGTGACCGCGCCGATGTGGGCGAGGGGGTTGTCCCAGTCGTGGTTCCAGATCACCGGGATCGGGTCGCCGGACTCCTCCCACCGGGCGAGGGACTTGGCGAACGCACCGGGGACGATCCGATCGCCGCCGAGGTCCACGTTGCCGAACACCGACACCAGCGCCTCGAACTCGCCCTGACCACTGCCGGCGGCCTTGAACGAGGCAAGGCTGAACTCAGCGACCTTGGGGTCGTCTGTCATTGGCTAGCTCCTTGGTCGGACGTCAGGCGATCTGCAACAGGCACTTGCAGTTGGCGACCTCGCCAACCCCGCCGTTCCTGCCGTCGTGGGGGTACTCCATGCCGTTCGAGAACAGCTCACCGGCCGGGACGGTCTGGCCGTTCATGTGCGGGTGGCGCGAGTTGCGGGCGGTGACCACCCACGTCTTGGTTCGGCGCTTCCCGTCAGCAGAGGTCGAGTGCTTCGCGGCCTCGTTGCGGGCGAACCCGATGAGCATCGTCGCCCGACCCAGACCGAGCTGCTCGGACCGCGCGCCCTTGGCGAGGGTGAACACATCCGCACGTTCCTCGGCGTCTTCGGCGGCGTCGAGGAGGTCGAAGGTGTGGGCGTTGATCCCCTCGGCGGTGATCCGGGCGTTCTCCGCCAGGTACGGGAGGGTCCTCGGCTCGTCGTAGACGCCGTCGAGTTGCTGGGCAGCGAGCCGGCCGTTGCGGCGGGCGGTCGTGGTGGCGAGTAGGTACAGGTCGGCGGTCAGTTCGGAGTCCCAGCGGTCCCGGTCCGTAGCGGCCTTCCCAAGGAGGGACTTGCGTTGCCGCTCGAAGTACCGCTCGAAGAACTCCTGATGTTCCTGCGCGGCCAGGTCGCGCCGTCGTATCGCCCCACGGGGTGCGGCTTTCACTTGGGGCGGGCCGATCGCCGCGGTACCGGGGTCGGCGGTGGGGACTGTCACGGCGGGCTGGCCGCCGTAGAGGACGTTGAGCGGCTGAACCGGGTTGTTGGCCCACTGCTCGTCGATCTGCGAGAGGTTGAGACGCGCCCGGCCCTCGTTGACGCTCATGTACGGCACACCCACGGCGGTGACGAGGGCCTTGCCCTGCTCTTCGAAGGAGCCTTTGAGCTTCTCCGCCAGGTTGAACTCCACGTAGGTGCCGGACCGGCCCAACGGCTCGAACTCGGGGAGGAGCTGCAGCTCGATCTCGTCTTGGATAAGCCGGAGCCACGGACCCAACACGTCCTGGTACACCTGCCGGTGGAACTGCTCCGCGTTCGCCTTGGTTTCGGAGGTCATGCCGAGGATGGACGGCGGGATGCCGTAGGCGATCGCCGCTTCCTCGTAGGTGAGCCGGCGGCCGGCGATGTAGTCGCCGGTGGGCGGCTCGAACGAGTCGGGCTTCCACTTCATGCCTTCCTCGAACACGGGGACTCGACCGGCATTCTGGGAGCCGGTGAAGTGGTTCTCCATGTCCGTGCGGAATCGCTCGCGCGCCGTGTCGGACCACTCGGGGGCATCGGCGGGCCGTTCGATCACGCCGCTCTGGCGGGTGGCGTTGCGCCACATCCCGGCCCGGTTCTCGACTGCGGCCATCTCCTCGGCGAGCACCTGGCGGAGCGTCTCGAGCGGTGGGACGCCCTCCCCGTCGCCTTCGGGGGAGTAGCCGGGGAACACCACGAGGTCACGGCGGTCGATCGGCTGGCCGTTCGACAGCCAGTAGGTGCCGTTCGTCGGCTCGTAGTTGATGTTCACCGGGGGGACCCGGACGATGGCGAGCTGCCGACCGGACCGCATTTTCCACCAGTAGGCCCGGTCGTAGATCGCCATGTCGGCGACGGTGTCGCGCTGGTGCCGGTAGCGGGTCGTCGTCGGGTTCGGGTGACGCAACACCTCGGCGAGCGGGTGGTCGGAGACTTCGATCCGGTCGGTGTCGGAAACCCGTTCGTAGACCTTCGGGTTGAGCTGGCCGATGTTCCTAGCGAGGAAGTCCACCGCGGCGCGCACCGCAGGTTGCCGGCGGTACAGCATCGAGTACGACGACGACGGATAGCCGCCCGAGTAGGTGACCGTGCGAACAGAGACGAGGTTCCGTTGGAAGTTCTGTTCGTCGGAGTAGGAGATGTCGACGCCCTTCACGGCGGTCTTCGGGGAGCGTCGGAACCATCCCATCAGCCGACCACCTCCATTCCGCGGGCCTCGTAGGCACTAATTCGTCGCTCGGGCATCGTCACCAGACCGAACAGCGCCGCAGTCACCGCCACGAGCGGGGCGATGTCGGTCGGGGAGCCTTTGCGGTCCCACACCCAGGCGTCACCCAGCGGCCTCGTCGACGCCGTCGACGCTGCGACGTCGAGGACCGGCTGGGGGCGGTGACGCAACCCCTTGCTTGGGTCCTCTTGCACCGCTCGGACGAGGTCGTAGAACGCCCCCGTCGCCGGGCCAAGATCCGAACCCGACCATTCGATGACCGGGATCCCCGCGGTAGCGATCTCGTCCGAGAGCGACGACACCGGAGCGCCTTTGGACTGGAAGACGACGCCACCTAGCCCTTCGGTTGATGCCCGTTCCTTGAGCCAAGGCGCCACCCAGTCCGTGCCCACCCGAGAAGCAACGACCTCCACATGCGCCAGACCATCTGCGCGCCGGCCGGCGACAGCGATGTGGGCGGTGGAGCGGTCCCAGGACACGTCGACGGCGAACACGAACTTGCCACCCTCCGGGATTGACGAGCCGAGATAGCCGGTCTCGGGGTTCGGAGGGTCAGTGGTCGCCTCCCACGTCCCCGCAGGGAACGGACCCTCCAAAGCGCCGTCCCACCACTGGCAGAGGACCTCGGTGCGAAACAGCCATTCCGGATCGGTGCGCATCGCCGAACGGATCGCCCGCTCCGTGATCGACTCCGGGGTCGCCGGCGAGTTCAGCGACGGGTTCGCCTGCGCCCAACCGTCCGGGTCGCTGATCGCACACCCAGGGGGGGCCGACCACTCGAAGATCCCGAGCGAGTCGTCGACCTCGACGTCGGCGTCAGGTTCGATCTCATCGGCGAGCTGATCCGGGTCGCCGAGCTGCTGATGAGCCATCTTGCGGAGGAAGCGAAGGACGATCGAAGCGGCGTCCCCGGCGTTCGATGCCGCCCAGATCTGTGCGTACGGGCGGGCCATCGTCGTCTTCGTGACCGCCGCCCACGCGTCCCACGACTGATGCTCACGCAGCTCGTCCAACATCACCAGGTCGCCCGACAAGCCACGGCCGCCCCGCCGGTTCGCGGCCTGGACCTTGTACCGCTCCCCGTCCCGCAGCTCCAGTGCCTTCTTGCCGTTCGTCCGGTTGACGTTCTCGATCAGGTCGTTCAACTCGGGGACGTCCTGGGCGATGTCCACCGCTCCCTGCCAGACCTCCTCGGCGATGTCCAAGTTCTGTGCGGTGCCGATCACCAGCCGGCACCCCCGCACGTACATGAAGAACAGCGCCAGGATCTGCAAGATCGTCGACTTCCCCGACTGGCGGGCCACCAGGAGCACCACCGTCCGGAACCGGAACGTCCCATCCGGCAGCACCTCGAGCGCATGGATCAGGAGCCACCGCTGCCAGCGATGCAGACGGATCCCGATGACATCCTCGGCGAACTCGATCACCGCGAACCCGAGCGTCGTCTCCGGCGTCAGCTCCCGCAGCGGCGGAGTGAAGATCCGGGGCGTTTCGAGCCCGACGACGTCAGGCGGAGCGGCCATGCACGGCCCGAAGTTGACCCAACTTCCCGCCGCCCTCGTCCTTCTTCGGCGCAAGCTTCAACCGGCCAGCCGGCGTCAGCCCCAGCGACTCGCAGAACTTGAGGTACGTCGGGATCGCCACGTTGTCACGACTCCCAGCGTCGATCCGTGCCGCCAGCTCCCGCAAAGCAGCCACCGCGCCGTAGTCCGTCGGCTGCAGATGGGTAGCGGCAGCGATCGACTGCTCGGTCGCATCAAGGATCGACACGGCAACCTCCGGGGGTGCAAAAACGCCCAAGATGCGGGACCCAGACCCCGGCATGTCCTCCGGGGGGGGACGATTCACCTCCCCGGCGCTCCC